TTTTGCGTTTAACATGGAACATAGTTTTCTTTATTCCATGTTATTACTTAAACTTAACGCTCCCAAGGATCTAATTTGTCTTCCCAAAACTCTATTTCATCCTGACGCACACACTCTGCACACAACAAATGCCAACCCCTATGCGCTAAACCACCGGGCTGCTTACAACGATCACACGCTACTAAAGGCTCTTCCATCAGTCTTCATCTTGATCCGAATCAATCAACTGCCATGCGTTTGTTTCAACCATAGCGTTCAATGATTCTTTCCACAGGTTATTCACACGCTTAATAAGATCATCCGCTACATCAGGATTCCACGATGCACCCTCAGCGATAAGTTCCACACGAAGTTCACCATAGGTAACCTTCGCTATCAGGTTTTTGCTTATCGCCATTACTCATCCCTCGCCATTGAATCGTGTATCAGAAAGTATGCCACACCATCCACAGCGTTATCCCTAGCGTAACCGGCTTTAGAGCGACTGATCTTGACTAGAACCATCATCAACGCTACATCTTGAGCCGTAACCTCTTTGTCCAGATACCCACCCCACATGGCTGCTATGCGTCCAAGGTTCTCTTCAGGGCTACCGTATGAATCGTTACGGTCTTCATCAACTAAACGGATTGCTTCTACAGCGACAGTTGGGTCTACCATGAGTAACGGTTTCCTTCCACAACGAATGACTTGTTATCAATATAAATAAGTGATGGTGAAACTTTATTCCCATCCACATGCAAAATACCGAAGGCTTGCTGCCAGTTATGTGTTTTTGTGTATTTCGCTTGGTTGAAGTCCATGAGACATCCGACTTCCATCCCATACATGGTTCGGGTTATCTTCCCATTAACACTTTGGGTATGAGGACGAATACCGGCTCGATGTGTGTGCCCACAAGCCACAGACATACCCACGCGTTGAGTGAGTGCCCACGCAGTTTGGCCCGGAACACCACTCACCCCTGATTCGTCACCGTGCATGATTACCCAGTTCGGTGCTACGCGAAAGGCTTCCTCATGGTAGGTGATATTTAGATCATCAAGACGCAGAAAGTTCCTTAGATCCAACTCAGGTAGCCCCAGAAGGCCCGGTAAACGGCTTGTGAGGGCATTTAGAAGACGGTCAGTATGATTGGACCGGATACAATGATCCACCCCCAGATTGGCTAATATCTCCACAGTCAGGTCACGGTCACGCCCAATCGTGCGCTCCCACTCACCGGCTTTACCCTGAGTCCAGCGTCCAATTTGAGGCAAATCAATTTCATCACCCACCGTAACAACAATGTCATCAGGCGCTCTAAGATCAGAAATAGCCTGAGCAACAGCGTCAACTGCCCGCTTATCGTGGTAAGGAACCTGTAAATCTGATATTAACCAGACTCTATGGGACACAGGACTAAGGCTTCCTACAAAACACTTCAACACCCAAATAAGCAGGAGCGTTAGTGTCCCATACCGTGATATTAGAAGGAGGAACAATCACACACTTATCAGTCATATTAGCCTCCACCACCTCAAACCCAACCCACTCGAATAATGATCTTAATCCAGCATCAGTCCACCGCGTATAGTCATACGGGTATCCATGCACAGGAAAAGTTTGATGAGTAGCGACATACAACCATCCACCGCTCTTAATAATCCTGAACAACGCAGCAGCAGCCACCCAAGGGAACTGGATATGCTCAAATGTAGAAGCCGAATACACACCTTCAAACGAATCATCAGAAAACTCTTTGAAATCGTGTGCATCAGACACCACATCAACATCATCACCCTCAAGGTAATCAGTCATAGTGAAATCACAATCCGCTGGAAACAAATTTTTGTGATGCGTAGAATCAAGACCCCATTTACGAGTCCCCAACTCTAAAGCCTTACCACAAGAAGAAGCAGCAGAAACTACTGCTTGATTAGCGGTCATCCCATCCACTTATTTACTTCAGACTGGTCGTACACAATGTCTGGCTTCCGGGTAGTCCAATCCCTGTGACGGGGATGACGGACAGTAGCCTTCCGCTTCCGCTCAGGCCAACGGCAAGCAACCCCACACGCCTCCTGAAGAAGAACAAGAGACTTACGTTGAGCCAACGTGAAATCCTTCTTCTTACCCTTAGACATGATCTCCACACCCAACAAGTAATCGTTACCCATGTTGTCAGGAATATTAAAACCATCCCAAGGAAACTTACCCTTAAACGAACCCTTACCAGCATGCCACACAGGAAAAACGGAATGAACATACACAGTTCCATCACGGTCAAGAGTGAAGTTCGCTGCCGGAACCCGATAATGATTCTGAATAAAGTTAATAATCCCGTTGTTAGCACCCTTCTGATTACCCTTAGCCTTAGGATTCGTTGAATCCGTAGCAGCCCCAGCGGTGTGATGCAGCATCAAAGCCACAGGAAGGCTTTTAGGGCCACGCCAAGCAACCCTACGCTTAACAAACCACTTCTTCTGGAAGACAACCTTGTCACCAAGTTCAGCCTTCAAAACCCTCTTAAAACGTCGAGTAAACATTATTCCTCCTCAGGAACAGTAGATAAATCATACGGTTCATCAGGGAACGGAGTCAGATTTGCTAGGGCTAATGACGGAGCAACAATCGCACCGATCATCGCAATCCACAGCGGAGCAGCCTCTCCATCTATCACCCCATAAATTACAAACAGCGGAACAACAGCGAGGCAAACTCCATAAATCCATTTACGACCTTCACGAGAAACCAACCAACTCATTAATCCTCCAGTCCAATCTTTTCAGCGATACGGCGCACAGTATCAGCAACATCCGCTAAAGAGTCACCCCCATTGCGATACCCCGGCTGGATTGGGCGTGTCGCTTTAGTCAACTCATCCCGAACCACCACTCTGGTTAGCCACAAAAAGCCTGCCAAAACACCAGTAACGATGGTGATGACACCGACTATTAAGGCTATCCATTCGCTAGGAGACATAACAAACTACTCAGCGACTTCTTCCACTACAGGTGCAACGAACACATCATTGTCGCTGTCATAAGTGAACCCGATACCCGCATACGTACCACGAATATTCCCGTTGTAACTCGTGCGAATCCAAGTACCGCTCAAACCGATACCGTGAATGTACGCTTCAATCGCTGCATCCGATTCAGTAGCATCCAGATTGTCAGGGACAACGATTACTTCACGGACAATATTGTCTTCTATACGTGCTGCGTGTGCCATTGTGTTTCCTTTCGTAGATATGTTTAATTAGTCTATTGAGTAGCGAATGATTACGATACCGGAACCACCGTTGCCAGCAGTGTTTGCTCCGCGACAACCACCACCACCACCGCCCGTGTTTGC